GGATCAAACTGATCCCGCAGCGCCTGAAGGCTCCGCTCAAAGGCCGAAATTTTGTCCTTGTTGTCCACCATTGGCTTATAGACTTTTTCGTAAAATTCGATGTTTTGAGCAAGAGTTTCAAGATTATTTGGCGAGTTGTAAAGAATTGAACGATAGTCACCCTGCACTGTTCCCTGCGACTTAAATTCTTCAATAATCATTCGCGCAGCCGTTTCACTTAGCTGCTTAGCGCCCTCTTCAGAGTTTTCAAATTGACCCTTTCGCCCATGAACGTCAATGTAAAGTTGGCTGTTGGTAGTGCCAACCGCCACATTTCCGCCAATGCGGGCGCCACCTAGCTTGTCACCTATTTCTTGTGCAAGTGCAGCGATGCCCTCGACTGCGCTGGTTGCAGCATCTCGGTTGGCTTGGCTGAACCTTTTGCCACCAAGCCCCTCAAAGCTTATTTCGCCGGAGTTAAGATTGGTTCGTGCCAACTGCCCTTGACCACTTGGCTTTGCTCCAGGCATCAATGCCCCTGCGATGGCCAAAACAGCCCCGATGCCAAGGCCGATGGGGCCAAGCGCGCCGAGTGCAGGCAGAAGCCCCGCCGCAGCGCCCAACATGCCGATGCCCGTGGCCGCGCTGACCGCGCCGCCCGCCGCACTGGTGTAGCCGCCAATGCCGCCGCGCTGGAGGCCGGAATAGACGCCGTAAGCGCCGCCGCCGATGGCTGCAAGAGGCCCAAGCGCCGAGCCAATGGTCAGGCCAGGCGAAGCGCCCGCGGACATAAGGGCGCTAGGCGTGGCGGGGCCAAACTGGCCACCCATTGCACCAAGCGCGCTGTTCGTCGCGGCGTCGAGGCCAGCTGGAGCAATCAGCTGCGCATTTAGGACGCTGTCAACGCCACCGAATCCGGTGTTGAACCCCATGCCACCAGGGAACATCGAACCAAGCCCGTCTGGGCTGGTCAGTCCGTTATAGGCGGTGCGCAGCGTGCTAAAGCTGCCTGCGCTGCCAGTGCTGAAAATGCCGCCGCCAGCAGCAGTTCCACCACCACCACCTCCAGCAACAGCCGAACCACCGCCACCAGTTGCACCAGAGAAAAGCGACACGCCTTGAGCAATAATCGGGGCAATAATCGGGCGAATAACTTGCTGCGCGAGAGCATCCGAAACCGCCCTCAGCAGCGCTTCCTTAAACTTCTGACCGATCCTTTGGCTTTGTCCAGTAAACGCATCGTAGAAAAAGTCAGACGACTGTTTCGTAGCATAGTCAATAGTCGAACGCTGTTCGCGAGCAAGTTCTGCCCCGAGCCTTCCATTTGCAGGGTCGTTGATTGCGGCTCTGCGCGCTTCATAAAGCCCGCGCGTGGTCGTCAGCCGCTCTTGCTCAACTTCCAGCAGGCGCTTCTGTTCTTCCACAACCTCCGAAGCGCCTTGTCTTTCACTCACACTAAGCTGAATTTCAATAGCCCGAATCTTATTCGTAATATCTCGGACCTTGTTTGTCTCCTCAATAGCAACACGCTCCAGCTCGCGCTGCCGCGTAATTCTATCAATCTCCGCAGTCGCTGCGCGAGTTCCCAACGCTTCCAGACGCTGGAAGTTATTCTTATCCTCCAGCGCTTGAGTGCCTTGAATAATCGACTGGTTATTTTCAGTATATTCCCGAGACAACTGCTCCGTCGAGGCACGAAGCAAACCAACCGAACGAGTAACTAGATCAGTATTCCGAGCATAGGCAGCTTGGTCCCTAATAATATTTTGCGTCCGAGCAGCAAGATTATTAAACGCCTCAACTTGGCTCGACGAACCTACATCAGCCAAATTTTCCGAAGCGCGGGTAGCCGCACGACGCAGACCTTCAATACGCCTATCTTCTGCAATCCCAGCAAGCTCAGCTTCCCGCTCTTGAGCCTTCGCTTGACGCTCTGCCATTCTAAACGCTTCGGCATCAGCCCGTGCTTGAAATCTTTGAGCCTCTCTTGCAACTCTATCTTGTGCAGCAGCCTCGCGTCGGGCAGCCGCAGCCGCAGGAGCATTAAGCTGCCGCAGTTCATCTTGATATTCTGTTTCTGCTGCCGCTGCCATGGCAGTTGCATTGGAAAGAATTTTGCGAGAATCTGCAAGCTCACGCTCCGCTTGTGCTCTTGCAACAGTATTTTCTGGAAGCTCGCTTATTCTCGATTCAAGAGACGTAATCTGAGGGGCAATCATTCCCTGAAGTTCAGTGGCCCGACCGATAACTTCATCTCTCCGAGACGCAGCAAAAGCTCGCGGATCAAGACGGCGCTGCAATGCAGGATCATTCAACTCTCTAATCAGTTCTGCACGCCGTTCAGCCGCTCGTTGATTCAGTCTAATAGCGTCAGCGCCATATTGGTCATCTGCAGCTTGGAGAGCCGCTGCAGACCGAACAGCCTCAAAACCAGAATTTAGTGCTTGCGCCCTGGCAAAGCGCTGCTCTTGCACAGCAAGTTCGCGCTCGGAATCAGCCAACATTGCTTGCCGACGACGAACTTGATTTTCGCGGAAAAGGTCTGCACGACTTTGATTATAGCTTAAAGGCGGCTGTTCCAACGGCGCAGCAAGATTGATTTGGTTTTGCTCTACCTCACGCCTACGAGCATCCAATGCAAGTTGTTCACGCTGCAAAGTCGCCGCCGCATCTTCCGCTCTTTCTTGCGGTGTGCCAGAAGCCCCAATACGCAGCGCGTTTGTAATTTGCGCTGCACGAGCAGCCGCAGCGCCAATAGCATTCGACAGATTCAGCGCTTGGTTAATCTGCTCAATAATCCCAGTCAACGCAGCACCAAGCTGACCAAAACCTCTTGTCATCGTAACTGGCATAGACTGAAACAGCGTGTTAATCTCATTCCCACGCCGAAGCAGCGCGCCAAACACGCGCTCAGAAGTCAGTTCGCCATTTGCACCCATCTCTCTCAGCTGCCCAACCGGCACGCCAAGTTCTCTTGCAAGTTCCCTCGCCACCAGCGGCAAGTTTTCCATGATCGACCGAAGTTCGTCGCCGTCGAGTTTGCCTTTGCCAAGTGCCTGCACAAACTGCTGCATACCAGCATTGATCTGCTGCGTGCTTCCGCCGCCAATAATACCAAGCTGCTGAAACGACCGAGTGAGCTGAATTACCTGCGCGTCAGTCGCGCCAAGTTGCTCTGCGCCAATAAGCAGCCTTGAAAACACAGTAGCCGACTCATTAGCGTTAATACCGGTTTCTCTTGCACCGATATTTGTCAGCGCTCTATAAGCTTGGTTTGCCGCCTCGGCGCTTCCACGCAGCGCTTCAATGCGAGCTTTAGCCATGTTGGCTTCATCACCAACTTTGGCGATCGCTGCACCAGCCCCAACAAGACTAGCCGTAACAACAGCCGCAGCAATACCGATTCCAAGCAGCGCCAAGTTTACTTGACCAAACGCGCCAATCAACTGCGTGCTTTGAATAAACAGCGTCGAAAATACACCCTGCCCAGCCGCAAGGCTTTGAAATGTATTAACCAAGCCAGCCTGCAAAATCTGTTGCCGCTGATAGGCATTGCCAAGGCCTTGCCCAACTTTAGTAAGCTGCTCTTGCTGTTGCGCCAAATTCTGAGTCATAGTCGCATGTTGCTGCGTCGTCAGCACGCCAGCCGCAAGGCGCTCATTCAGCAGCGCCTGATCAGCGGCCAACTTTTTCGCAGCTTGACCTGCCAAATCATACGACGCAGCAAGTCTTTGCGTTTCTTGAGCATAGCTCTGATCCACCGCATTACCAAGCCTAGTCGCAAAAACAGGGCTTGCCAATCCAGCATTTACACCTGCAAAGCGACCAGTGCTTGCATGCGCCGCTTGCGCCCTCTGCGTCAGCGTAATAAACTCTTGATACTTCAAATTCCCGGCAGCAAGCTGGTTTGTCAATTCTTTCAATTCTTGCTGCAACACTTGCGTCGAGCTTGCAACATCAGCATACTTTGCACGAAGATTGGTCAGACGCCCAAGCGCTTCCTGCTGCGCGGCAGCTTCCGCTGCCATCGCCTGATTCGTCCCATCATACTCATTTTTCAGCGCCTGTTTTGCCTGCACAATTTGATAGAGCGCATTGCGATAGCTGCTTGCCGACAAGTCACCAAGCTGAAAATCTCTGTTCAGCCTTGCTTCCGCCTGCGAAAGCCGGTCAGCCTCCGTAAACATTGCACGCGAAGCGCTGCTCAACCTATTCAGTGAGTTTGCATACGCCTCGGCATCTTTGGCCCGCTGAGCCAGCCCTGCCTCAATTCCCTGCGCGCGGAGCGTGTTGCTCTCATCCCGCGTCATAGTCGTAGCTCTCGGTGCAACCCGAGCTGCTTCAGCCCTATTTTGCGAAGCATACGCAAGCCGACGCTCAGCGGCTTCCACCGCTCTCAGCGCATCTTCCTGCTTCTTGAGCCCTGCAAGTTCCCGCTCTTGCACCGTGAGGGCTATAGTCCGGATTCTCACAAGGTCTTCAAGCTCAGCCCCAACCAGACCCAGTGCTTGTCCTTGCTTAACAGCTTCAGCCCGAAATTCCACAAACTTCTGCGTAAAGGCCGCTACATCAGCCGTGCCAACCTTAAACTGCCCCATCGACGCAGGAAGCTGCTTTTCAATTTCCTTCAGTCCGCGCATAAAAACGTCGGTCTTAATGCTATTACTCGCCAACGCCGAAGTCAGCGTGCTCAGCGAACTCACATAACCAACAAGTCTCTCTGTCCCAAACCCCTGATTTACCTTCGAGGCAAAGTCCTGCATCTGCTCCCCAGCGCGCTGAGAAGTTCCGCGGAGAGCGTCAAACGCTCCCAACGCCTGCATAGACGAATTGAGGATTTTATCCAGCGCCGCAACGGCTCGCGCAGCTCCAGCGTCAAAGCTCGAATCAACATCGAGCCCCGCGCTAATTACTGCCCTTGTGGTCCTTGTTTGTTCTACCATCTTGAGCCTTCTGAAGCGTAAAAGCCTGATCCAAAACGATCAAGGTTTTAACTTCCCACGGTCGCACGATACGCCCAGTTAGCCGCGCCCACGCTTCAATGTCAACGAAACTGAGCATATTATGCGAGAAGCCGTTAGAGCCACGTTGCCCGTGTAGCTCCAAAAACCAGCCCCAAAGATACAGACCTTTTTCAGGGCACTCGTTGAGTTGCCCCTTTGGAATTTCTATAGTCTTCTTCAGCCATTTTCCAGCGGCCGCAACATGCGCTGAAAGCGAAGCTGGGCCGACTTTCGCCGACCCAGCAAACTCACGTTTCGCAAACCGAAGAAGGTCTTCCCTCAGATCTTCTTGTAGTTGTTGCGGCTCCGAGTAAAATCCACGGCCTGCTCAAACGCCCAGGGCATTTCACGGTAAAATTCCACCGCGTTAGCCCGCGTGCATTCAACTTCAACCGGGTTGCCGTCAAGGTCAAACAGCGTCCAGCCAGCCGTCATCGTCGCGATTCGGAGATACATCTCCGTCTCGGTCTTCTCCGCGTCCGGCTTCGCCTTGGACAGCAGACGACCATCGAGCAGTTCACGCTCAAAGGTCTGTGCAACCTTCGAGTCAGCCGAATAAAGCTGAATCGAAGCCGCCGTCTTGCCGTCATTCGAAGTCAGCGGCAAACCCGTGATCGGATTCGCCAACTTCATTTCCCGAGGCGTGTTAACCTCAAACGCCTCGGAAAGCTTACCAAACTTGCTCATTTAGACCCCTTGTGGATTAAACCGCTGCGGTATCAACGATCTGAAGCGTCGTGGGCTCGATGCCCGCCGCAGCCACAGCCCGAAGCGCCGTAAACGGCATAGTGATGACCTGCCCCGTGTCGCCCTGGAGAGGGAGCTGCGCGCCCGAGGCTTTAACGCGCGGCATGTAGAAGGAAACCGCGTCCGCATTGGCCGCGCTTCCCGAAGTGAAATACCCGAGAATCGAGAACTCAGTCTCGTTCAGGAAGTAGTTGAGCAGCGTGGCATTCTCGAAGAACGCCGTGAGCGAGCCGGTCAGTGCAAACTTGCCCAGAAACACGTTCGGGGTAAAGTTCTGACCATTCACGCTCGGCGCATCGGCAGACAGGTCAACCGAGAAATTCAGGCCCGTCATCACGCCAAGCACCTGACCACCAGCGACAATCAAACCACCAACCGAGGCCACAACCGAGGTCGTAGTTTCCGCAGTCGGCGTTGCAAAGAACGGGGCTGCCGCACCAGTCAGCACCGACATATCTCTGCCCATCAACGGAAAGCTGACAGTCGCTGCCTGATCAGGCTGCAACTGGATTTGCGTCCCAGTCACGCGGCACTCGTTGAAGATACGAGACAAGTCAATATCTTCGTAGTATTCTTCAACCAGCAGCTTGCGGCTAACATGCCCGCTGTTCGGAACGAAAAGGCGGCGACCAACCAGCGTGCAGGTAAACGTCACGCTCGCCACATGCGTAGTCGGGGCCGGGAAAACCGTGATCGTGCGATTGCTCGTGCCGCCGACTGCCGTGACCAGATAGTTGATGTTGTTGTTCGTCACCGGAGAAAGGCCGGTGAAACGAATTACGCTTCCAACCCGGATGCCGCCAGTCGTCACCGGATCAGCCGCCGTAAAGGCAAACGAGCTTGTCGCGCTGTCAGCCGACACACTCGTATAGGTCGCTGGAAGCAGCGTCGTGTTCGCCGTGCCCCACGTTCCTCTCGTCAGCGCCTGGAAAAAGTCCTGGTAAGTCCCGGGGGAAAGTTCGCCGCTGATGCTGCCCTGCACTCGCCGCGCCGTGTGGCGCATGTCAAAAACCTGACGGTCGGAGCGCACTTCAGCCGACGTAAAGCTGCCTTTGGACAGGTCCAGATCGGAGCTGACACGGCGCAGCACTTGCCCAGCAGACGCACCGGGATCAACTGTCGCCACCGCAAGCGCGTTGGAAGTCATCGCACCGGAGGCGGAAAACTTGTAGCGGATGCTTGCGGCAATGCCTTCAGCCATCGAACCAGACATGCGAGAAACTCCTATTGGTTGTTAACAGGTTTATATGCTAAGCCGCCCACGATCAATCAGAAACTAGCTCAGCCTCGAAATCTATACTCAAATTCAGCCAATGCTTGGACATTGATGTGCTTTGCACGGTCAGATTGAGAATCCCCTCCAATAGGGCTCACCCCATAGAACGAGATTCCAGAAAATCTTTGGCTTCGCAAGATGTTGCAAAACTCATCTCGCATATCTCGCGCAAGCGAGATCGGCGCTCCCAGCGGAACAAAGAAAAAACCCATCACTGTCCCATAGGTCATATACTCATTCTGCCCGCGACCACGGCCAAAGGCAATAATGCTTTCTTTATGCCCCTCAACAAAGCACATTGCATAAGGCCCAGTAGGAACAACAACACCTTCCGAAAGCCAAAAAATTGGCACCGCAGGGCGAGTCCACTCTGCCGTAACCTTGGCTTGAATTGCATCTTCTGCCAGCTTAAAGCCCATTTTACAACTCCAGTCTGACAGCAGGATAATTGATCGGCATGCCCTTGCGACGGTCTTTTGGTGTCTTACGTCTTCCGCTGCGTCCAGTATGAAAATCTGTCTGCAAGATATATGGGTCAGGGATTGTTGAGAAAGTAAATCTCGCTCTCATCGACGAG